CGCCGCATGCCAAATCTTGAACGCCGCATGCGCATAACCGGCCGACGCATTGAATACCTTCTACCATAAGCCATCTTCTTAATTGTGACGCTTACACATAAGAAGATATATTGGAATAAATATTATCAGACACATTACCAATCCATCCTTGACGATCGCGACGCATACGAGCAACGCGGCGACGCTGGATAACACGAGAACGGCGTTTATACTCAGCGTAACGACGCATCGCAGTAGCTGTACGAGCAACAAAATAATCACGAGGAAAGGAACGACGATACCACTGATCATAACTTAACATTTCTTAATTATGCCTCATTCATAATATCATCAAAACCGTCCATATGTACAATCTTAAACCTCCTCTTCAGAGCTGCAATACTCTCACTATCAGGCCAGATCTGATCAATACTATACTGGCTTGTTACAATAAACTTCTTGGGGCGTATGCAGATAGCTCCGCCCTTTGTCTCTGCTAGAAAACTATATCTGTCACTCCATATCTTCAAATGATGGCATAGTCCATCATGCTTCGTATCAATATCATCTAAAATTACAAAATCTTGTCCAGTATAGCCATCCCACCACTTATTAGCCATCTTCAAATATGCATCAGGATAGTCCGCACGAGCTTTCCGAGACTTCCCAATACCGGCACGGCCGTATATCCACACACCAGTAACAGATTCGTGGTCAGGAGGAGGCACAATATGATCTTTAGCAATCTCCTTCAAAGTCCGGTAGTATCGAAGGTAGATATCGGACTCGATCTCTTCAAGATCTCCGCGGCGGGCGGCATCTCTTGCAAAATCCCAACGGGCTTTCTCGGTAGCACCCTTTTGCGCTTGTGAGACAGGGCGGACACCTCGTTCATTAAAGTCACCATCCTTCTCGCAGTATCCAATAGCTTGATCGGGTCTGCCCCGGGAAACTTCGAAGTGAGCACGCGGAATTCGTTCTCTAATTGCAGATAAGGAACATGGGTTCCTGCAATACAAGTAACCTTGGAGATGGGGCGTACCTGAGTCTCCAACTTCCTTTCCATATCCAATATATCGCAAGAAGGATGCATCGCTGCCTCCGTCTGCACATTCCACTGGAAGTTCATCAATTCTTGTGACATCTTCTACGGTATAGTTATTCAAAGTGAAAACCCAACCGCGTGCACGAGACATAAACTGGTGATTGTGACAAAAAGTACAAAAACGCAACACAAACCGTTTTGCGCGAAAACATCTCTTTTGCGCGAAAACATGTTTGCACGTCTCCTCATTTTTCCAAAGAACATTCTTATTTTAAAAATGCGTAAACACACACACACACTAGGTCTAGGGTAATACTATGCCTAGACCCAACGTGCAATCAACACACACTCTCAAACAACATCCATATTCAACTTAGCACCAGGAGTAACTGTATTACCATCAGGATTAATCATCTGATTTTGTGCAATTGTAGTTGAATTCTCACCAGCAAACTTAATAAAATTATACACCTTCGGTATAAACACCGGTTCTACCGGTTTGACAGATATCTTCTCAAATTGTTGGACAAGAACAGTACCATTAGTGTTAACTAATGCATGACTATCGTTGTTATATAATTGAGGAGAACATATCCGCAACCAAATAAAATGCGTCACACCTTTCAACGTAGGTGTCGACTCAATAATATCACGTTTAATAAGGGACCACGGAACAGAACTGACAAATTTAGTAGTATGACCACTACCAATTACAACAGTTTTCTTATCGACAACTCGATATCTATTATTAAACGCAACACTAGAAGTTGGAGAACGCGACAAATCGTTCTTCCACGTTTCTTGAATAGGAGGGCGATACTGCTCACCAGCACCAAGCTGATTAGGCCCAGTATTCTCTCCCATCATATGCATCTCATAAGCAGCCTCTTTATCAGATGTTTCCCAAAACAACATTGGAGACTCGGAATAATTCTCATACTTTGGAACCATCAAATATGCTTCAACTTGGCAAGCATAATTCATTGGATTACACACGACAACCTCACTCTCGTACTTAAACAATGCCTCCAAACCGGCAGGAGTCTGACCAACATTAACATTAGTAGCAGGATACATCTGACTAACAAAACTGGTCAGCACAGCATTGTTACCATATTCTGATGAATTCAGAGCCGCTAAAGCAGGCAACGACATACGCTGATTACCCGTTTGACCATTCGGAACGCCACTCCAAATATTTGTCAACAAAAACTTCTTATTGATAACCGAATTAGCAACACCATCAGAGCTACCACTTGGGTCAGCAAATGGCATGCAATTAGATAAACAAATATCACCATAACGATTCGTACCCCAAACAACTTGCGTTGTTGCAAGCGCAAAATTATCTTTCAAGGCAGAAGTATCTCCGCCTTGACCTAAAGGACCACCTACTTCCTCAACATTAACAGTTGTATCATTCTCTGCAATAACATCACCAAACATCATAGTAACTGCCTTATATTTATTGGCACTGCGCCATTTAACATCAGGAATAATCCTGCCAGACAACCTACTCAGGTATATCTTCCTGGACTCATGCATCTCTTCACCAAGAATAGCATTAACCTTCTTGGACCTAAACGGCCCAGGAAATCCATGGATAGCACGTCCTGACATATTACTATTAGATATCCTTAATTGTGACTGATCACCAGACACAGGAAATGCTACAGGAGAACCCCACATCGGAGGCTTCTCTGAAGGACCTGCACTACCAGCACCACCAGGTATCTGCAACGGCGGCCGCTTCGCAGGAGGACGGTACTCAGGAGGAAGCGGATCTTCGTCAGGATCCCTTTTGCGCTTCCCAGGATTCGACGAACTACCACCATTCTCCGAAAAGTAATCAAATTTGTTACTACCTACTTTAAACCAGTACTGCTTACCAGAGCCCTTAACAGCAATAGCATCATTCTGATATTCATAATCGTCCTCACCATAGCTAAAAGGATTATAAGTATCCCAAAATCCACCAGCATAACCACCATAATTACTCTGATAACCACCAGGATCACCACTAGGAACAACACCCCAAGACATTCTTTAATTGTAAGCTCTACTTAAATTAAACAACACAAAATTCCTAAAATCTACGCCGACGCATTGTAGGGCGGCGAGCCCGCACAGGACGCCGCATGCCAAATCTTGAACGCCGCATGCGCATAACCGGCCGACGCATTGAATACCTTCTACCATAAGCCATCTTCTTAATTGTGACGCTTACACATAAGAAGATATATTGGAATAAAT